CACAAAGAGAAATAATGCGCTCTTGTAAGTGTATGACCAACACGGAATTAGAATAGGGTTACCTACACGATTCTAATTCACCAAGTAGATAAGGCCGAAATGCCAAAGCGTGGAAAGACAATGAAGAAGCGTGCAGCAAAGGCACCTGTGATGACGATTCCTGAGCTCCGCTCATCAATGGAATACATTGTATCCTATAGCCAAAATCTCGCTACAAAGGGGTCCAAGTCAGTCAAGGATGCAGCAAAAGACTTTGCTGCCGAGTGGAAGAAGGTCTTTGGAAAGACTCTACCGACAAAGACCGCCGAGCAGTATGTCAAGCACATGATGTCTATGCGCTCTCCCCGAAGCAAGAAGGGAACCCGTAAGATGCGTGGTGGTGCTTATGATGATGCAATTGGCGCCCCTCTTGGCTATCAACTGGGTCCTGGTGCAGATCTGCCCTATGGAAAGTTTGAGCAGTATGTAAGCAAGGGCTTTTGGAATCCAGAACCTGCTATTCTGCAGGATTGTGGCAAACAGACTGGTGTATTGCCTTACCCTGAGACTGGAAGCAACAAGATGAATGGCGGTGGTCTTTTGGATTCAGCAAGTAATGCCCTATCTGCTATTGGATTCCGCCCGTTTGTAGCTCAAAACCCACCGTCACCGCAGCAGGATCTACAGACAGCATGGAAGGGACAAGCTCTTGGTCCCGGTCCTAACAGTTATCAACAAGCATGGACAAGCCACATGAGCAAACCTGCAATGCCACCAATTCAGGGAATTGCCACCTATGAGCGTAATCTCAATCAAATTGGTCCTGTATAATCCCTCTTAAAAAAGTACAAGGTTCAAGGTAAATTCTTAAAGAATTAACATTGAAACACAATAGAAGAGGGATGGCCTCAGATCCGACTGGTCTTACAGGAGAAAAAGCAAGACGGCTTGCTTCAGAGCTTATTCATAGCTTCTTTACGACACAATTGAATCCAATGGTTAAGCACCATTTGACCAGCTACGATCAATTTCTCCAACAAGACATTCAAGCAGTGATCAAGGCAAATAATCCGCTACTGCTTATGAAAAATCCAAAGGCACTTCGTGGAGTTTCTACGAATCAATACAAGTATAAGGTTGAGGTATTTATCGGTGGAGAAGACGCAAATGAACTTTTTCTTGGAACACCAACTGTTGCTCTAGATAATGGAAATGATGTTCGTGTGCTTTTGCCTAATGAGGCTCGTCTTCGTAATTTAACGTATGCTGCTGAACTCACAGCAAATATTCTAGTACGACTCACGATTATGCTAGACCCTGAGGAGGGTAGTCGTGAGCCTCGCATCGTTGTCAAAACCCTTTCTTTCCCAAATCAAACCATCTGCCGTATTCCTCTTATGCTTCAGAGTAAGCACTGTCTACTCAATGGAAAACCTGGCCCAATGTTGGCAGAAATGGGTGAATGTGCCTATGATCAGGGTGGCTATTTTATCATTGATGGGTCTGAAAAGGTGTTGGTTACACGACAAGAAGCTGCATTCAATACGTTGTGGATTTCCCATCAAAATGAACAAAAAGACCCTAATGTGGAATGGTATGCGACAATGAGCTCACTCAATCCTGAGACTCGTGAGGTGAAGCGTGTCAGTTTCTATTGGCTGCGTGAGCGCATTACTCAGTCTCAGGGATTCAAGAAACAGGTCCAGTATCAGCAACAGGTTATGGAAGTCAGCATTCCCTATGTTCTCAAGCCAATTCCTCTCTTTGTCTTGTTCCGTGCTCTTGGTCTACAGACGGACAAGGAGATCCTACAACTTATCTTTCCTGACCCCAACCATCCTGATGCGAAACTTCTTGCTGATATGCTGATTCCATCAATTAATGCTTCAACACCTTTCTTAGATACTTACTCGGCAGTTCAATATATTGTAAGTCTTACTAAGGGATTCAGTACGGCCCACGTTCTGGATATTGTTCACAATCACCTTTTTCCTCACGTGACAGATTATACTGCTCGTCCAGCCTTTTTGGCGGATTGTGTGCGGAAAATTCTACGTGCAGTGAGGGGCATTGAGGTTCCTCCTAGCCGTGATGATACACGCCACCAGCGTCTTCAGACAAGTGGATTTCTCTGTTTAATGCTCTTTCAGAATCTGTACAAGCAATTTGCCAAGAAGGTGATTCTCAATGTTGACCAAAAATACAGCTATAATGAATCCGTGTATACGGACGAAAATTTTGAAAAGATTTTCAGTGAAGCTAATCCAAGAGAACTGTTTGAAGCTACTTTTTTGACAGAAGGTCTAATGCGTGGATTCAAGGGCAAATGGATGACTGGGCCCAGTTCTGAAGAGTCAGGAATTCTCCAAGAACTCAGTCGTATGTCGTATATTGATTTCATGAGTCATTTGCGCCACGCCGTCTTAAATTTTGATACGAGCATGAAATTGGCAGGTCCTCGTCGTCTCAATCCCAGTCAGTATGGGTATTTCTGTACTTCTGAAACTCCCTCTGGTAAAAATATTGGTATCGTCAAAAATATTACGATGCTCACAATGGTCAGTACAGCGATGGTCCCTCAACCTCTCATTCAATGGCTCACAACAAAGGGTCGTGTTATCCCTTGTGCAGTAATGACCCCAAGTTTAGCGGCCAAGATGGTTCCTGTCTATGTGAACTCAGGACTTGTGGGATACACGGCTCGTCCTCAGCGTCTCAGCCGTGTCTTGCGCCTCATGAAGCGGACTGGATGCCTTCCTCCACTGAGTTCATCAGGATTCAGCATTCCTGAACGTAAACTCTTTATTTACACGGATGGTGGTCGCCCTCTGCGCCCTCTCATCATTTGTGAACCATTTGGAACAGCTCCAAAGTTAGAAGACTTCAAGGGGTCTTCTTGGGTTAACCTTATTACAGGAAGTCTCATCAAGCCTCAAGTCGCCCTAGAATCTGCTACCTTTACGGACCCTCTTGGAGATAATCCAGGAGCAACGCTTGAGGAATACGAAGAGCGTCTTTTACCGCATCAAGGAAAGATTGAGTATATTGATCCCTATGAACACAATGAGTTATTGATTGCCAATCAACCTGAGCATATTGTGGATAAAGAGACAACTCACATGGAAGTTCACCCTTCAGCCATTATGGGTCTCATCGCTTCCTCTATCCCTTTCGCCAATCACAATCAGTCTCCTCGTAATCAGCTTGGCTCCAGCCAGAGCAAACAGGGTCTGAGCATGTATGCGACAAATTGGAAGAATCGCTTTGACAATACGGCCAATGTGCTTGCGTATGGTGAAGCGCCTCTCACACGAACTATCTATCAGGACTATGTGGGTGGTGGACTCTTGCCATATGGACAAAATGTCATCTTAGCACTTGGAATGTATGGTGGCTATAATCAAGAGGACGGTATTATTATGAATGCAGATGCGATGGCACGTGGTCAATTCCGTTCAATTAATTACAGAAGTTATGAGGCATTTGAGGAAAATGATCCCAAATCTCGCACTCAGACACGTATTGGCCATCCCAAAAATATTCCTGGCTGGACAAATCTAAAATCCAACTTGGACTACAACAAGCTGGACGAATCTGGTATTATTAAACAGGGTGAGTATGTGGATCAAAATACGGTGATTGTTGCGCGCTATATGACTGGAGACAAGGGGTCAATGACAGATGCGAGTGTAACTCCTCAAGTGTGGACGCGTGGTCGTGTGGAGTCTGTTGTTGTGACGATAAGTCCTGCTGGTCTCAAGCTCGTAAAAATCCGTGTTGTCCAAGATCGTACACCTGAGCTAGGTGACAAATTTTCCAACAGACACGGTCAGAAGGGAACTCTTAACGTCTTGTATCGTGGACACGACATGCCTCGCACAGCCGATGGTATTGTTCCTGATATGATTATGAATCCTACAGCCCATCCTTCTCGTATGACGATTGGACAAATTCTAGAACAGATATTTGGTCTTGTTGGTGCCAACATCGGCGCTCTAGCAAATGGAACCACTTTTATGAATGAGGGCTCACCACACGAAGAGCTTGGAAAGATTCTTGAGAGTATTGGATTGAATAAGATGGGCAATCACATTTTGTATAATGGAATGACTGGTGAGCAAATGGAGTCAGAAGTCTATATGGGAATCGTGTATGGAATGCGCCTCAAGCACATGACAGAGGACAAGTGGAATGCTCGTGGAGAGGGTCGCAAGGAGCAACGGACCCACCAGCCTACAGGTGGTCGTGGTAATGAAGGTGGTCTGAAGATTGGTGAAATGGAACGCGATGCGATTATTGCGCATGGAGCCAGCAGTTTCCTCCAAGAGTCAATGATGAAGCGCAGTGACGGAACTGACTTTATCATCTGTGATGGCTGTGGAACCATTCCGCTGTATAATGAGAAGCAGAACTTTTACTTGTGCCCAATGTGTGATGGCCCAATTCAATACACAGGAGAACTCAGTGGAAGTGTGCGTAATTTGGAGCCGATTCCTCCTCCAGTGCGCTCTGTGGCGAAATTCAGCAAAGTGGAGATGCCATATGCGACCAAACTCTTTTTCCAGGAACTCGCGACATACGCAAACCTTTCCACTCGTATTTTGACAACACGTGATACAAATCGTCTCAAGGGGCTTGATCGTGTGGAGGAGTTAACAGAGATTGATACTGCGACAGCTGCGCAGCCTTTGCCCGTGAGAACCTATCAGGACTTGGGTGTTCCTGAGTTGAAACCCGCGCTTCCAGCACCAACGGCATCAGAAGTTGCTGAACAACTCGCTCGGTTGAATGCTGAGGCCGTTGAAGCCTATGGACCGATTGCTCCTCTGCCAGGTTCTGCGGCTGCGGTTGCAGCTGTGGCACAAGCAGCACCTGTGGAAAATATGCCACCGTTGGTACCAGTCCCAGCAGCACCTACAGCAGCATTGGTGCCTTCGGCAGCCCCCGTACCTACGGTAGAACCTGCCCTACAACTTGCCTCTATTGCACCTCAACCACTTGTTCCCGTAGATGCTAATCTCCCTGTAGCATTTCAACCACCTCAACCTGTCGCAGAACAAGAGGGCGGTGGCCCTATTATTCAAGTTGATACCTCTGAAGCTGCACTCGCAGCAGAAGGTCTAAGACAACCCAATGACCGAAATTTACCTGTAGTGGATGAATCAGCAGAGCTTCTAGCAGTCAAGAGAGCTACACGTGCACGTTCTAATCTACGACGCACTGCTCCCCAACCTCAACAACAATTCACTCAACAACCTCAAGAGGAAGAACAACAAACATCTTACAGTGCATCAGCCCCTGTTCAGGTGGTCAAGTTAGGCTAAAAAAATTGGCCTACTCAAAGTCTTGAAGAATAACTAGTAGAGTGATGGAAAATACAACGCTTCAAGATATTGTGATTCGGTCTCGTAGTACGATTCTGGATCTCCTCGACGATCGTGGATATGAGTCCACCCCCTATCGCAAACTGATTGGTCCTGAATTGGTTGCTCTGATGTCCAACCCGATTGCACTTCAAATGAATCTCAAGTCAAAGACTGATCCTGCCAAACAAGCAATTGTGACCTATCAGTTTAATCTCAATAAGACTACGGTTGGTTCAGGTCAGTTTGTTTCAGGACTTATGAGTCCAGATGCCTCTGAAATAGACCTTACTCAGGTTGATCCGATGACTACTGAAGTTATTGTGCTCTACACCTCTAAGAATGTTTCTGAAGAGATTGATTCCTACAATACGGCAGCACTCAATGCGTGGCTCAATCACAAGTTTCGCATTCAGTTCTTTCCAATGGCGCGTATTGTGAATAATCCGATGAAGCATGTGCTACAGCCCAAGTTCAAGATTGTTCCTCAAGAGCAACATACACAACTTCTGAAGGACCATTATGCTCGTACAAAGACTCAGCTTCCCTTTATCCGTTTCCATCACGATATGGTTGCTCGTTGTCTAGGGCTTGTTCCAGGAGATATTGTGGAGATTACTCGCCCGTCTCCTAGTGCTGGCGAGTATGCCCTCTATCGTGTCTGCACTCCGTAGATACTAGCGTATCTAATCGTGTGTGTACTCCTTAGAAGCAATCTATTGGTCAGATAGGATGTCGTGGCGCGATACACGAACAGCAGTACTTGCTCAAAAGGAAACTCTAGATCGTAATACATCGTCACAAGCAATTATGGCTCGTGCTGCTACGATTCAAGCCGATTTAGCCAAGTATGTAAATACTGCTGGAATTTCTTCAACGGAAGGTGAAGACCCGAATACACGAGCAATTAACAATTCGTTTGGAGATCTGATTCAATTGGAAAAGCAATATGGAAACCTCCTACGCCAATTAACAACAAAGATCAATTCTGTAGCACAAGATACAAATGTATCACAAAAGCTGAATGAACTTGGCCAAGCTCGTAACAAGATTATCCAATTGGAACAAGAAGTCGCAGCAGCTAAACAAGACGCAGATACTTCCCGAACTCGTCAGCTCTCCGTTGAACAACCTCGTCAAGAGGCAACATGGTATCAAGGATTTGGCGCTAAGCTTGGATTCAATAAGCCACTGAAGCAAATCAGTGTTCCAGTACTCATTGGGTTTGGTGTTCTCATGTTATTTCTCAGTGGACTGTTGCTAAGAGAATTTTTTACTCCTACTGAGTATTATAATTCTACTGTAATTTCATCAGAATCAGTCTTTAGTGTATTCAGTGACTCTCGTTTCTATGCTGTTGCTGGAGGTATTGTTTTTATTGGTGTTGTTTTGGGTATCTTATCCTATACAGGATATCTTGGAAAGAAGCTCAAGTAAGACAGCAGAAATCCATACCCTAAGTAGGATTTGATGAGCACATTTTGCGGTGGTACTGGTGGTGTTCCCTCATTAACAACGACGGAACTTCGTGATACCTATTCTAATGGTGTTTTACCGGCATCTTTGCCCGCAATGGCAAACGGTTTGGCTGAGGAGTCATATATAACGGAATATGTGTCTAACTTGGATCAACAAGGGCGCATTCCTAAGCCTCCTCAAGCAAAAGATACAAATTCAAATATGTTTGATGCTCCCGAAACTAAGGACCCTCTTGCAGTCTTTGCTGAAAAGGAGCGTGAGTTTCAAGATAAGTTGAAGGAAGAGTATTGCTTTTATGAGCGTCGCTACTTTTCTGCTCTGGACTCTTTCCTTCAGAGCATCAGCAATGCAAGTTTTCGTGGTCAACCCGAAAATGTTTCGGCAAAGCTGGATTTGGCCCGTATTTTGAATCAAAAAGTGACCTTGTTTACTCAGGTTGTGAATGGAATTGCCAAGTTCCGCTATGCTCGTAATGCGCAATTCCAAAATGATATCAATTCTATCAATCAAACCCTCAAGCAACGCCAAGTAAAGTTAGTTCAACAAGCTGATATTCTGAACCGTGAGACAGCTGCTGCTGACTTACATAAGCAAATGGTGGAATATACAGTGGAAAAGAATAAGGCAAATCAAAATTTACTGACTGTGTTTGGTGTACTGAATATCATTGCGTTTGCGATGGTCTTCTACGTTGCCCAGTCATAAATAACGTCAAGATTACCTCTTAACTTCAAAGGAATGGAATGCTTACATTACTTTGAATCCTCTTACTAGAGATAGTCCGATGAGTTTGGACCAAAACATAAGGGACGTATTACAGCTTCAGGATGTGGAGTTGGCCAATGCGATGGGCGCTCTCAAAGGAGACCCCGCAAAGCTATCTGATTTTCTATCAGCACGGAAGTCTGAGCTATACAATGCCGTCACAGCAGAACATTCCGACAATTTCCAAAAGGTATATAACGATTACGTAAGAGCCAGTGAGGGAACAAAGAACATTTTGTATTACCATGTGCGGAATAAGGATTTGGATAAGCTTCAAGATGCCGTATTTAGCCGAGCAAAGGGCGAGGCTGATGCCGCGACATTTGATAGCCAAAATGCCAAGCGTCAATTTGAGATTAACGAGTGGACAGTTGGAAATAAGCGTGACACACTCTTCTTTCTTCAACTCCTGTTTATTACACTCGCAGTGACAGTTCCCCTACTCTACGCAAGCAAGACTGGAATGATCCCATCTTCCGTATTTTATGGCATTTCAGGTCTCCTAGCAATTGCTGTTGTGTTGACACTCATCATCCGTTGGCGCTACACGGACAAGTCTCGTGATCTCCGCTATTGGAATCGTCGTCGGTTTGCCCAAATGGGTGGTCCTCCTACAGCCCCGACCTGCGAGGCTGTTACGGGTCTTGTCAATCAAGGTGTAGCTAAGGCAGTTGTTGGTGCTGCAGCAGCGGGTGCGGCTGTTGAAGATGCTCAAACTCGTGTGACCAATGCATTTAATGCTCTTACTGCGTAAGTAATTGAATGGGGTTATAAAATGCCACAAGGACTAATAGGAGGCGATGCAAGTGAATCAGCTTGACGCAACGTGTTTACCTGGAACAGCGCAGGAACAGCAATTCAGATCCTTTTTGGACAAGTGTCGCACAACTAAGGATACGCAAACTGCGCAGACCTTTTTGAATCAGACTTTTCAAAAGTATGTCGAGGTCTTTGATTCGTATCGCGCACAGTTTGACGATTTATTACGAGCAGCGGATCGTATCGCTGATTCTGCGTCTTCCGCATCAATGCAAGGAGTAAATGACCAAATGAAGGCGTATTCAGCCAAGCAACAATCTCTCACGCAAGAGCTGGAACATTACCGTCGCTTAAGTGATTCTGCTGAAAAGAGCTTCTTGGAAGATATTTACAATGGAACACCGAAAGCTGAGTTGGCACCCACACTACAAGATATTGCACTGCTGATTTTTGCTGTTGGCTGGATATTTATCTCCATAGTACTTATTGCTGTTCGGTGGGCAAGTCCTGGTGGCGGTGTAATGGCAGGTGTATTTACCTTGTTGCTCTTGCTTCTAGTCACAATCTGTGTGTATGGGTTGATGAAACAGGTAGCGTAGGTAGTATAAAAAACTATCAGATTGCCTAAGTCCTTATCTCTTACGCATTACCTTCCGCGACCATATTCTCATACTCCTGAATTTCCTCATCACTGCCGAACAGACGTAGGTGCTTGTACGTCTTTCCGTCAGCAGGAGCTTGGAACAGTTCATTCAGCCGATTGCGCAGATCATTGTCTGAGAGTTTCTTGCCAGAAGGATTCTCTTCTGCCATCCAGTTCTTGTAGGCCTTCTTGATGTCCGTAAATGTCGGCGGGTCATCATATCCAGCAATCTTGCGGATACGTGCCTTGACAAACTTGCCGAGCGAGTCATAGTCACCCTTGTAGCGCTCACTCGCCTCCATCACAATGGCAGGAACCTTTTGGATTCCACCAGGACAATACTTGGTCTCATAGTAATGAACGAGTAGACTAAACATCGGCTCACGCCATTGCTTCAGCTTCTCCTCCATCATATCATCGCGGGGGAAGACAAAGTTGTCAGGATCAATAGGATCGCCCTTTGGCACGAACTTACTCTTGAAAGGAATTACACGCACACGACGCCACGTGCCACCATCCATACTATGGATCGGCGGCAGTTGGTTACACGCAAGGAAGATTTTGCCCGTAATGCGGAAGCGCTCTTGATCCTTGAAGAGTCCACGTGCTTCTACATAATCTTCGCCACTAAACTGCTTCATCCGTGCCGAGTTAATTGGTTCATGGTCATCTGGCTCTTTCATTTCAATGAATCGGCACCCTTTTACACTGATGATATCAGGATTGGCTGCGCCAGAGTCAGGACGTTTGCGAGTCAGTGCAGTCGTCGCAAGAGAACCTGCGTACTGTCCAAGAGTGCTCGTCATAAGGTCAACGAACTTCGACTTGCCATTGCCACCTCCACCAGTCATAATGTAGAAGCACTGTTCCTTGTTGGCGCCCTCTAGACACCCAGCCATGAGAGTCAGAACATACTCACGGAGTTCCTCATCTGGGAAGAGCTTACGGAAGAAGTCTTGTAGTTCGGCTTGACGAGGATCGGCAGGATCATAGGGCACATAGGCGATAGGTTCTGCACAATTTGGCGTCACACCAACACGTAGGCTAATATAGTCCTCTGCCTTACCAGGATAAAGGGTTGGCTTGTAGCGCACAGGCTTTCCATGTTCATCAAAGACAGTGTCACGTAGCTGAAGCACACCATTTGCACAGCCGAGAGCATACGGATTCTGATTGATTTGACGCGCAAAGTCCTTATCATAGAAGAGCTGTACTGCTTCTTTCATCACAGAGTCCTTGAAGTTGGCATTGTATAGATTTTCCTGTAGCCTACAATGTTTTGCCTTAGCTTCAAAGTACTTCTCTAGCTTATCCTTGTATTCAGGATCCTTGTCCTCTGGTTGGCGAAGTGCAGCTCGTGCAGCATCTACTTTTTTATCGACATAATCCGTTAGATTCATCTTGACCTGAAGACCATTTGGCATAGGATTCCAGACGTGATTCTTAAACTCAAACCACTCTGTTGAGCGACCATCTACAGAACATTTGTAGATATCTGGAAAGAGCTTGTAAATCATCATTGCTACGTGATAGTGTGTGCCGCCCTTGAAGGTGATTGCAGTCTTTTGGATGAAACTAATAATATCACCTTCCATAATATTCGTATACATTACAGGGTTATCATTCTTGGCCCACATTTTAAGGCTTCCCATACGAAGACCAGGACTACCATTCACACTCCGCATATTTCCCTTGATCCAATCACGGCGAAGTTGTTCTGTATTGTTTCCATTGCTTTTGGATGACTTTTCACTAAACTTCATCCACACATCAAACATTGTTTCAGAGGGGTCAATATTACGAAGACACCAACCAACGCGCATCCAACTATCATAGCCTTCAGCACGCTCAGCATTTAGACAATCAACTAGACGCACAGCCAGTGCAATCTCATCGTCAGTCATTACTGTGGTATTGAAGCTATCTACAATCATTGGGACAATTCCAACAGCTTCGTCTGTTAGATTCTTCTCAGGTTGTACGGCGACTTGAACAACAGGGTTACGTAGACTAGCCAGAACACCTTCTACTTCGTCCTGTTTGGTAGCTAGGATTCCAAGAGGGGTCTTGCGCTTGTACCGAATGCTCAGGAGTTCAAGCAGTTCGCGTGAAGTATATGTCGTCGTGTCCGTTGTGAGTTTACCTGTTTTTGGGTTGTACTTGTAGACAGAGTCTAACATATAGGCAGGAATCGTCGGCTTAGATTCTCCATAGAAGAACCAACCGTTCTTCTTCACAAGACTCTCATCATAGACATCGGCATCTTTGTTGATATAATCCGTTCCTTCAAAGCACTGGCTCACTGCTTCACGCTCTAGCATCTTGTAACGCACAAAGGCTTGGCACTCGGTCGTCAGAACAAAGTCAGGACAGACAATGTGAACACCATCCTTGATGTCTTTTTTCGTGGGATCCTGATATGGCGTGGGACGAAGCGTGACAAAGAAGCGTAGAGTAGGTCGTTCTTTCAAGTCAAAGTACTCCTTTAGTACAGTGACAAGTTCCATAACAAAGGCGTGGATGGCATCACTCGTGAAGCTACGCTGAAGATTACGGCCAGAAGCATACCGAAAGTCAAGATCAACCAGCAGAGGAGTCATTCCATCAGGTTTGCGTTGTTCCACAAGATTGTTTGTCTTACACCGCTTGATGTTGAGGAAATCGTCCATCAGATTCAGAAAGGTTGGATAGTCTTCATCTGTGACCATCCAGGAACCCTTGTGCGCCCCCATACCAGTCATACTGACCTCATTTCCCTTACCGCTCATCACACGACGCTCCAGGAGAAAGCGTTGGAGCTCGCTTCCGAGAAATGGATCGGCGTTCATGGTCGTGCTGGATTGCTCGGCTGCGCTGGTCGTCAATTTTTTGGAAGCCATCTGGGGTAGACCTGTCTGCTGGGGGTGGCCTAAACTTCCATCACCAACTAGACACAAACCAAAATGAAGCGTGTCAATGCGGATATTCTTGAATTAAAATCGCCAGAGTATGTTGCGAATCGGATTTTTTACACCCCCTCAGAAACCAATCTTCGTCAAGGCTCGGCGTGTGTGTTTGGACCGATTGGAACACCATATGAGGATTGTCCAATGCTTTACGCATTTGAACTTCCAGAAGGATTCCCTTTTGATTCACCAAAGGTTACCTTTCACACCTACGATGGTCAAACACGCTTTCATCCCAATATGTATGTAGAAGGAAAAGTGTGTCTCAGCATTCTTGGAACATGGTCTGGGCCGAGTTGGGCATCTACAATGCGCATTTCTACCGTTCTTATTACGCTCCAGAGTTTAATGGACAATAAGCCTCTTATGCATGAACCTGGTTATGCGTCTGGCTCTGGCGAGGTTCACTATCAGTACGCTGATTGGGTAGAACATTCCTGTATGCGATACATTGTAAAGCTCGCAAAAGCATCACACGGAGTCAAGGGTGCTAAACATCCAGAACATTTCTTGCCATTTGTTGAGGAATTTGAGAAGCAACTTCCTGATATCTTGAAACGCCTAGAGGTACGGCTCAAGGACCGACTCAATACAAACCGACAAAAGGAACGTACTATTACAGGGCTTCCGTATAGTATGGGTGGAATGACAATGTATAAGGAATTGTTGGATGAGGTGGTAAAATTGAATGGAAATCAATCTGAATCCAAGAAGTAGAGTAGAATGTCCGTTCTTGACCATATGTGCCCCAAGTGTGATTACTATATGCCACTTGGAGGAAGTGCTGATACTGGTGTTGAAGGAGATGACGCAGTTAAGGCTGGAGATCTTATGCGCTACTGCCGTAACTGTGGCCACAATCAGGAAGAGAAAAAGGGGCTTGTGATGGAGACGATTATTCAAGAGAAGGCCTCAGATGCCTATCGTGTCTTCTTGAATGAATTCACGAAGCAGGATCCTCGTCTTCCGCACAGCAAGACAATCAAGTGTCCGAATAAGGCTTGCCCGAGCGCAACAGGAGGCGTTGAACCGGATACGATTTACATCAAATATGACCAAACGAATTTGAAGTTCCTCTACATTTGTAATATTGCTGGATGTGGAACCCAGTGGCGGAGCCGCTCCTAAGAGTAGGATGCGCACCCGCAAACAGCGGCCAGGTCATCAACTCTTCAATGATAATCCTAGAGGAAAACCACGCACAAGAGGGATTCATTATGGAACAGCCAAAGGAGCTCGTAATAGTATTCGTCGTATCAAGGGGAAGCCACTTGCCTATCGCCATCAAGTAGCGACCACAATGTATTATCGTGCCAAGTATCACAAGTATCAGACACAAGGGATGCGAGATGCGATGAAGGTCTGGGGTCAATACATTAAGACCCTAGAATAGCCATTAGTCTAAAGCACTAACGCGTAATAGAATTGAAATGCCTCAACCAACACTTTTTGAGTATTGGTCAGGGAGTAGACCCAAACCGGAACCGTATATGACACAAGTGAAAGAATCAGCAAAAGAGACTCTTGAACCCCACTTTTGCCGAGAGATTCCTAATGATCAGCGATACACTGAACGACTTGCGTTAGAATATGAACTCATTGACCGCAACAACTTTTCACGAGTCTTCTTACAGGTCAAGAAGATTCTTGAACTCATTGAGCAACTTGGTCAGACAACATCCAAACCAATTCCCCATATTATTCGTGGATCTGCTGGATCAAGCCTTGTCTGTTTCCTCTTAGGTATTACACAAATTGACCCAATCCTGTATGGTATTGAACTTGCGCGGTTTATGAATCGTTGCCGAACAGATATTCCAGATATTGATATTGATGTTCCGTATAATCGTCGTGAGGAGCTCTATGCACAAATTGGAGCCACATGGACCAATCAAGTTGGCCGCGTGAGCAATTATGTAATGTGGAAGCCCAAATCTGCCCTCAGAGAATCAGCCAAGAGTTTGTTAAAGGAGAAACCACAAACTCAGCAGACCACCGCTGCCCTAAAACAAGTCAGACGGAAGCAATTCTCCCTGTCTAAAGTCCTTCCTGACGCTGCCGAGCAGACTGCCGCGCGCACGATGGCTAAAGAGAAGGAGGGGACGCTGAGAACTTATAGTAAACATTGTGGAGGGATTGTGATTTTCGAAGAAAGTCAGCAAGTTCCAGAAGAACTCGTATTAAACCAATGTTCTGAACAAATTGTTCAGCTGAAACTGAATAAAGATGATACAGAATCAGCTGGATTCATCAAAATTGATATTCTCAGCAATCGTGGACTAGCACAACTTGCTGATATTTGTCCCACACGCCCTCTCACCTCTTACCCTACACGTGACGCAGCGACAGAGCGTATCTTTGCCAAAGGGCAGACGATTGGAGTCACCTTTGGAGAAAGTCGTGGAATGCGTAAACTCTTTGTGGAAATGGAACCGAGAAATGTTAATGAAGTTGCTATTGCACTCGCCCTCATTCGTCCAGCAGCAGCGGCAGAGGGTCGCAAACAAGAATTTCTAGACAAGTGGAAGCTCTTTGGGAGGCCAGAAGAAGATAAACAGACATCTGCGCTCTTGAGGCCAATTATCTTTGATGATGATGCCATTGTCAAGGTGCGTCGTGCGATTGGATGTGATGCGGCTGAAGCCGACAGGTGGCGCAAGGCATTTGCCAAAGGAAACGCAGACGCACGACTCAAGTTCCGTCGTCTCTTACAAGAAAAGGGCTATTCCCAGACCATTCAAGATTCCATCATTGGGGACTTGAATCAGCTCATCTATTACAGTTTCTGTAAGAGTCATGCGATTTCCTATGCGCAACTGGTCTGGGCACTTGCCTATTGGAAAGCGCATCACCCTCACGCCTTTTGGTGTGCTACCCTGAATCATTGCCACAGTGAATATCGCAAATGGGTTCACTATCGTGAGGCAAAAGGCTCTGGACTGCTGTTGAGTCGCAATGATGGCCCTTATACACTTGGGGTAAGGCGAGGAAAACCTGCGCTCTGTTCTAATTCTCCTGAACAACTTCTCTTGACAGATGAAGAGACTCCTCAACAAGCGATTCGTGATATGAAAGAGTTGGGATATTGGCTTACAGATGCCTTCTTACCTGGCTGTGGGCTCTGGAAGGACTCGCAGACACGCCTAGATGGGATTACCACTGTGCGCTTTCGTGGGCTCATCGCAACAGGGCGAGTGGTCCATCGTGCAAGAGGAACGTGCACACTTGTCTGTCTTGGGATTGCTAATGGTGAGTATATTGATCTTGTGCTTCCTGATGAGACACGCCACGATCTCTTTCGCTATTGCTGTCTAGAAGGGCGAGGTACCCTACGAGACGGCAAACAATGGCTTCTAACTTCAGTGACCGTGACAAGTATCAAGGGGATTTCACTAAAATCTCTCCTTGAATAGTAAGAAGTTGTGGATAGAGAACTTGAATATCCTTGAGTATAGCTAACGGTTGGCAACGTGTATTGCGGAAATGCTCAGAGGCAGATAAGAGATACATCCCTTTGAGATTATCATCGGTTGTAACCTCTAGCCATCTTGCCCAACTTTTTTGTCCATCATGGAGCCAACTGACTATAGCGGATGCCAACTTTGGTGTAACAGATTTACGAAAGTCAGGGATATTCCATAGACTGGATAAGAAGAAGAAAATATCGCGACTCATATCTTGGGGTGTCTGTGCCGTATGTACAGAAGAGAATCCAAAATCAATCAGAATTGCTTCTAGACTTGCTCTGTAGGTAAATGTATGGTCTCCCACAGAAATTGTTCTAGAAAATAATTCAGTGGGTCTGACAAGTAAAATGTTTGTACTTTTCAGATCTCCGTGCTGTAATCCAATTTCACGCTGTAAAATCAACAGGTAGAGGGAGAGTTGGCTGAGAATGCTGAGAAAAGTCAAATCATTTTCCACACACGGTGTTTTCCAGGACAAGTGACTCTGAAGAAAATCAGACAAAATCGTTGAACCTGGAATTCGTTCTAGACACAATCCCAATCCAAGTGTTGGATGATGAAGTATATCAATGACACGAGGAATAGCGTGGTGTATTCCATAGGAAGTTAACGTAGCCCATGATGCGGACTGGTGTAATCCTTCACGATATAAGGAAGAAGGATAGTTTGGACTGAGTTTGACAAAACAATACCCCTTTTCCTCAGATGTTTCTCTATACGCAAGATACACCGAGCCAAATGGCCCTTTCATCACGGGTGTAAATTCGGATAGGGTAGTGGACTCATACGTTAACTGTGACTTGTCGGATGTCCAACGTGGAACGCTCTTGTGTGACGCAAATTGGATCCCCACTTCGACGGCTTGGCGTGTGGGTGAATTGATCTTTACTCCTAGCCTCTCCAGCTCTCGTACAACAGCCAACATCTAGGTGTTGCCCTCTATTACTGTACCTCTGTTGTCGGCAGAGTTGCCAGTCGGGGCTTGAGGACTTTGTAGGCAGGAACCTGCTTGGGATCTTTGACGATTAAATAGGCGGCTAACTCATAAGGATGTTCCCATCCTGACTTGTCGTCGCCGAAATAGTCAACCCATCCAGGAGGAGGTTCACGCAACACTGTTTTTGACTTGATATCGTACCATACCGTATCAGTATCAGTAAGACTAGGGCTGGTTTTTGACTTGAAGATTGCCACTGGAACATACTGTCCCTTCCACGCAAATTTGGGAGCCAACAATAAATCAGGATTCAGTCGCTGCATGTATTGAATATCCGTTGGAAAGTTCCCATTCCACACCCTCATATCCCATACATCTTCCATAAGCTCTTTCCACGCCTCAGGATGGAGACGCTGACTAATATGGACACGCTCATGAAGCATTGTACGGTTCAGCTCCCCATCTAGAATAAATCGTGAGAGACAAATATAATATGGTGGGCGTGTATGAGGCAATCCAGCATCCGCAGAAGGTTCCATCCAAATCACTTGCCCATTTGGCCAAGGCGCTGCCAAATCGGCCGCTGGAATTTCTCTCTTGACCGTTTGAGGAGTTGGTAAATAGGTTTGGCCTCGCCGAGCAATATTATTGAGTGTATTTGTTTGAACTTGATGTCTATATTGGTCTAACTGCTCAGCACGAAAGAGTGCCTCTAACCCTTGCCCTGCAGCAAGTGGTGGGCGATCAGGACGTAGAGGGTCTCCTGACATGAAGTTCTGCTTACTGGGATAAAGCCCCATTCTTCTACTGTAGGTAGATGAAGGTCGTTTTATGTCCTACGCACTTTTCACCACATTATGTTGACATTATCAAGGAAGAATTTCCTTACGCCGAAC